GATGAAATATTAAATTTCAAGTTGGCCATGTTTGATTCTAGAGTGTTTCAATTACCAACTAAAACAGAAGTTGAGAATTACATAATTTGGAGACAACAAGATACTGTTAAGAATAGTATTTCAAGTGTTGCCCAATCAATGTTTTCACACAAAGAATTAAATGGAAAATCTGGTGGTGAAAAACAAGAAATGATGTTCCATAAAGGTGTTAATTGGAATGATTTTGACCCTAAATTAAAAAGGGGTAGAATGATTGTTAAGGAGATATATGAAAAAGAGGCTACAATATTACTACCATTTTCAGTTGAGAAGTCTTCAATTAGAACACGTTGGATTAGTGTGGCACCGCCAACATTTACACAAGATAGAGAATATTTGGATATATTAATCCCAGATAGGGAAAAGGTTTATGAAGAAATATACGGATAAAAAAGGTCGAAGAATGGTTCTGGGTGATGTGCATGGTGCTTACCACGCTCTAATTCAAGTACTAGAACGTTCTGGCTTTGATTATGAGAATGACTTACTTATAACAATAGGTGATATTGTTGATGGGTGGGAAGATTCTTTCATGGTTATTGAAGAGCTATTGAAGATACCTAACCGAATTGATATTATGGGTAATCATGATAATTGGTTTAGACAATTTATTGAGAGAGGTATTCATGAAGTTTCATGGACCCAAGGTGGCCTATCAACCGCTAAATCATATGCTAAAGCAGTAGGGTTAGATTTAATGATTAACAAGATTAATAATTATGATGGGGTTGGTTATTTGTTGAATTTGAATAGTGGTGATGTACCAGAAACTCATAAAACATTTTTTAAAAGACAACACCATTACTATAAAGATGATAAGAATAATTTATTTGTTCATGGTGGAATTAATCTTACAATTCCATTGAATGAAACATTACCTTATATCATGATGTGGGATAGACATTTATGGAGAAGGGCCATGTCAGTTAAGGATACTGGAATGAGTTTAATATATGTCGAAGATTTTAATGATATTTTCATTGGACATACAGCTACAACATTTTATGGTAGTGATAAACCAATAAAAGCTGATAAGGTTTGGAATGTCGATACTGGTGCTGGTGGTGGCGGCAAATTAACAATAATGGATGTAGATACTAACGAATATTGGCAATCAGATAATGTACCTGATTTATATCCAGATGATGAACATAATGAAAAAAATTGGGTATGAAATGTAAATTAAAAATAATTGACCCTACAGGGGCAATAGTGAGCGAAGTGAAATATAAAATACCTTTCGCTAAATCTATTAGTGGGCAACCACATTATAGAAATTTTTTAGAGATTGGTAATTATCTTTATCACATGAAAGCAGATGGTGAGTTTGTAAGTATTTTACCAGATAAAATTATTTCTGATGAAAGGATGGCTGAAATAAGGGCGTTACATGCAAATAAAGTAGCCCAATTAAATAAATCTTATTTATGAAAAATAAAAAAATTATTAAAGAATCATTAAGAAAATTACTATTAGAAAAAGAAGGTGATTCCTATGACTATGGTTGTGTAATGCTTCATTTTAATGTCCCTAAAGGAGACTGGGATAAAGTTCAAGGGTTGATTGCTGAAGAAGACGTTTATTCTGAAGAAGGTGACCAAACCTTTGGGAGAGAAAATGACCCACATGTAACAATATTATATGGCTTACACGAAGATGTACCTGATGAAGATATTAAAGAACGTGTAGATGAAATCAAAGTAACAAAATTAACATTGAAAGAGATTTCAATATTTGAGAGCAATAAATATGATGTTATTAAATTTGATATCATAGGGGTAAGTGAAGGTAGGATGGCTGACATGAATGCTAAGTTCGTTGAGTTACCACATACTACCAATTTCCCAGACTACCATCCACATTGTACAATCGCATATGTTAAAGCTGGAACAGGTAAAAAATATATACAAACATTATCTTCAGAAGACGCTATAGTTGTGGAAGGTAACAGTATTGTTTATAGTAAACCTGATGAGACTAAAAATAAATATAAACTTAAATAAAATGAAAAAATTTAAAACTTGGTGGATGAGACAGTTCGATTCCCCATCTCAAATGAAATTATTTACCTACCCAACAATTGTTTTGGTGGTATTATCAATTATTTTAGAAATATTAACTCAGATTGGTATTGATACTGTAATATTTTAAAAATTATGTTAAAAGAAGATATTAAAAAAGATATGGTTACGGCCATGAAAGAAAAAGATACTGTTACCAGAGATATTTTAAGGGTACTCACTGGTGAATTAGAACGAAATTTCATTACTGAAGATGCTAAAGTAATTAGAACTATTAAGAAATTGATATCTAACCTTAAAGAAACTGATGGTGACCAAGAAGAAATTGATATTCTTGAAGATTACCTTCCGCAACAATTAACTGAAACTGAAATGAGACATCTTGTTAAAGAAGTAATAACTGATGAAGATTTAGGTTCAATTAGTGGTATGGGTGTGATTATGAATTATTTTAAAAATAATTATGATGGCCGTTATGATGGTAGAATTTTAAGTATAATCGTTAAAAGCGAATTATCGTGATATTAACTGGTATATTAATATATGTTCTATTCACTCATTTTGTTGCTGACTTTGTGATGCAAACACATGATATGGCAATTAATAAAAGCACTAGTGTTTACTGGTTGACTAAACACATTTTTGCGTATGCGAAGACATTTTTAGTATCAGCTTTAGTGTTTTGTGTAGCACTTACTTTATTTGAGGATGGTTATGGAAGTAAATTAGCTTTACGCATGGTAGTGTTTGTTTTAATTAATTCAGGATTACATTGGATTACAGATTATTACACTAGTAAAGAAACTTCAAGACTCTGGAAAGAAAAGAAGGTACACGACTTTTTTGTTATGATTGGGTTTGACCAATTCATACATTTAGCTACTTTATTATTAACACTTTATTTAGTATTCACGTTTTAAGCTATGATTTTTTAGGTAAAAATTTGTTTAATTAAAAAATAAATAGTATCTTTGTGAAAACATTTAAAAATTATGGACATAGCAAAAGTTTTAAAACCTGAAGATTACCAAGTTGGTGTAATTATCGCAAGATACCAAATTAACAAACTCCATGATGAACAACGCAAAATGATTGATTTTGTGTTAAGCAATCACAAAAAAGTTATTATCTTCTTAGGTGTTGCAAGAACTCAAGCAACAAGAAGAAACCCAATGGACTTTCCAACTAGGAAAGCCATGATTCAAAGACATTACCCAAGTGCAGTAATACTCCCAATTACAGATAACCGTTCAAATTCAGATTGGTCCAAAACATTAGATAGCAAAATTTCAGAAGTATTTCCTAACACCAAAGCTTTATTATATGGTGGTAGAGATTCTTTTATTCCTTATTATGAAGGTAAGTTTAAAACTACAGAATTAGTTGGCGATTTTACTGAAATTAATGGAACTGAAATGAGAGAAGTGGTATCAAGGGAAATCCTTGAATCTTCAAAATTTAGAGCTGGGGTTATCCATTCAGTATATGCTAGATACCCATCAGCATTTGCAACAGTTGATGTTTGCGCTTATAATACTGATGGTCAAATACTTTTAGCTAAAAAACCATCAGAAGATAAATATAGATTCATTGGTGGGTTCGTTGATTCAACTGATGAATCATTGGAAATTGCAGCTTACAGAGAATTTATGGAAGAAGTTAATAAATGTCACATTAGTGGCCTTAAATACGTCTTATCCCAAAAAGTTGATGACTGGAGATATCGTAAAGAAAAAGATGGTATTATGACCACATTATTCTTAGGTAGGTTTGGGCATGGCCAAGTTAAGGCCAGTGATGATATAGTAGAAGTTAAATGGTTTCATATTTCTTATTTTACAGAACTTAGACGTATTAAGAATGAAATTATGGAAGAGCATCAAGATATGATGGCTTCCTTAATAACCAAAATATATGAGCAAAATTTAGTACCTAATTTAGGTGAATTTTATAAACCTAAACAGGAACGTATTGACCCTGATAGGGTAGTAGAAGATATAACTTATGTGCCTAAATAATGGCAACTTATAATAAAAGAAATATGGGATATATTAGGCCACCTAGGCCAAATCTAAATAATGAACCTAAATTTAAAATAGGTAAACCAGTAATAGTGCGAACTAATAATGATGAACCTAAATTTAAACTAACCACATCACTAATAACACGAATATTATGGTGGGGACTTATAATCACAATGTTAATATACTTAATAAAATTTTAATATCATGGGAATGGATGTTGACGCTGTATTTGCAAGAACAGCACTGGAAAATATACAAGATATAGTTGGAAAATTACCTCATGGTAAACGTGAAGAAATTTGTGATGATATTGTAGGGTTTCAAAATATGATATGTAAAAAATATGGATATCCATCTGCATTTATAGAAAAAGAACAATCAACCGAGGAAGAATTAAAGAAATTGGAAGAAGAAGCAAAGCGTTTTTCAGAAGAAGAGTTAAAGAAATTGGAAGAAGAAGCAAAGCGTTTTGCAGAAATGTTAGATGAAGTTAATGATTATAATAAAAGACTAACTGATTTAAAAAAGAAAATAAAAGATGAAAAATAATATGGATATAGACACATTAAATCAATTGATTAAAAATTGTAAACAAGAAATTAAAATTCGTGAAGAAAAACGTGACGAAGATTTAATTCCTGATACGGATAGGTATATTGCATTCACCAAACAAATAAATAATTTTGAATTTATGATTAAAAGATTAAAGTATGAAATTATTCTTATAAAAATGAAATAAATTATGAAGTGGCTGCAAACTGAAAATGATATAAAGAAAATGAAGAATGATTATGATAAGAAAGATATTATAATCTATGATGATAACCATGAAGATGGAAATCAATATATTTGGGTTTATAATAAAACCAAACCTTTATTTAAAATCAATAGACCACAAATGAAACGATTGAAAAAATTAGGTTATAAAATTAAACGAAGAAACTTAGAATAAAGTTAATATGAACACACTAAAAAAAGAACAACAAACAGTGGTATTACCGCAAAAAAAAGTATTTAAAACCCCAAGGTTATTAATGGCTGATGCCTATACAATAGGTTCCGATAAATTCCAGTCAGATAAAGCATTAGAAAAATCAATATACTACGTAACATATCGTAGACAATTACATACTGTAAACCCAACCTTATATGCTGAAGGCGATGATAGAATCGTATTTGGTGGATTACAACGTTTATTAGAGAAACTTTTCTATGAACCAATTACACATGGAGAAATTGATGAAGCAAAAGGTTTCCTAGCAACATTCAAAGTCACCACTCAAGGATTTACAAATTATGAATTTCCTGAAGCTAAATGGCGTAGAGTTGTTGATGAATTCAATGGTAGACCGCCAATAAAAATTACAGCAATGCCAGAAGGTTCTGTTGTATATCCTAACGAACCACTAATTCAAATTGAATCTATGGCTGATGGTATGGGTGAAATCGCTGCTTGGTTTGAATCAACCATTCTTAAAGTTTGGGCTGTTTCAGAACGTATTACCCAAAATGAGCATTGGTTGGAAAAACTTAAAGGTATGGTAAGACGTGTTGACCCAACTTTAGATTATGATACAGTACATTTCTTTGCATCACTCATGCTTACCGATTTCGGTGATAGAGCTGGTATAACAAACGAAGAATCAGAAGAGATGGGTATGGCCCACTTATATACATTCGGTGGAACAGACACTTGCTCTGGAGCCTACCAAGCATGGAAGAACTCTAACCTAACAACAATTGGCACATCTGTTAATGCATTGGCACATAGAAACGTACAGGCATATGAAGATGAATATGATTGCTATAAAGCAATTTATAATTCTTGTGGACCAAATGAAATCATTTCAATGGTTGCTGACTGTTATGACTTCTATTACGCAGTAGAAAATTACTTATTACCTTTAGCTAAACGTAGTAAAGAAGAAGGTAACGGTAAAGTAATTGTAGCAAGACCTGATTCTGGTAACCCATTAGAACAAGTCCTTTGGGTTTGTAGATTGGCTAAACGCCATGGGTTATATGAAACTAAAGTAATTGATGGTGTTGAATGGAATTTTGGTACCACACTTAAATTCATTGAAGGTGATGGTATGGATTATGCCACTATGTGGAATATAATTGAAGCATTGGAGTACCATGGCTTTGCACCATACGGATGGGGATTATTCGGTGTTGGTGGTGGATTGAGAAATGAGCTTAAACGTGATAACCTTTCAGCCAAATATGCTTTAGCGGCCAAAGGTAAAAATAGAGAAGGTGTTGTGAAATTCTCTGAAACATTGGGTAAAACAACATTACCAGGTCCATTTAAAGTATTAAGAAGTGGGTTGGCTCTGGAATCTAAACAAACTATCGTGTTTGAAGATGAAATTGGTGAAAATGCTATGATTACATACTTCGATGGTTCTCAAATCAATAAACCATTTGGTAAGGGTATGGATGATAATTTCTTGGATATAAGAAATAGGATTAGAACTCAATGGGACACAATGCCGCTTAACTTGGTAAACAGTGATGGTGATAAATTTCCTATAAGTGATGCAATACGTGAACAACGTATCAAATTACTTAAGAAATATGCACCTAAGAAAAACGTTAAAAATTATTAATGAAAGCATATAAGTTAGTACGAGAATTGGAAAATGGTGATATCACATCCCTTTTTATAAATAAGAAAAACCGATATGATTATGGGGTTTGGTATGAAGCGCAAAATTACCCAACAAAGGGTTTTGCGGAAAGACCGTATTTCCATTGTACAGCTAAGATGTCAGCACCACATTTAAAGATGCAACTTAAAACTGGTGAAAAACGAATTTGGGTTGAATTAGAAATAGGTGGGTTTACTGAAATGAAACGCCCTGAAAATCAAGGTGGTGTGTGGTATCTGGCCGAAAAAGTTAAATTTATTAGAAAAATTAAATGATAATATTTTTTATACTAACAACCATTATGTATTTAACCTTATGGTTGAATACATTTTGGGTGACAAAAACACCTGACATCATTAAATCAATTGACCGTGAAATAACTAAAATGGAATCAAAAGAAGAATGGGATTGGATTTATTTTTTCTTTGACCTTCATGGTACGATAATTAAACCAAATTTTGAGGTTGGTAATATAGATATTAACTATTATCCATTAGCAAAAGAAACTCTTCAACTCATGTCAAATAAGGATGAGTTAAGGTTATGTATTTACACTTGTTCACACCCACATGAAATTGAAGAATATGCTAAGAAATTTGAGGAAGATGGTATCACATTCAAATATGTAAATGAAAATCCAGAGGTACCAACTTCGGGTTATGGTAATTATGATAAAAAACCTTATATGAATGTCTTGTTTGAAGATAAAGCTGGTTTCTTCGGAGAAACCGATTGGAAACCAGTATATAAGTATTTTAAAAAGAGATATGGATTGGAGAAAGGATAAACGATTTGATTCTAGACATGGCTGGAATTTATGGCTAACTGATGATGACGCATTAGATATTAAAAAAAAGTGGGAAGGTAAACCTTATGAAGTAAATGTAGAACGGTTTAATTGTGGTACAATTAGACGTGTAACCATTAAACCTATAATAAAAAATGAAAAAAACAACAAGTGAAAAATTATTAGAATATTACGGAGAAGGTAAAGCTCCTTATGGGGCAATTCTATACAAAGAAGGTAAAGTTAAAGATTATGATGGAATAACAACCATTTCAAAAGACATGTTTGAAACTCAAAATCCAGATGTTATGGATAATAATTTATTCTGGAAATTAACCACAGAGAAATCATTAGGCCAATCTATTATTGGTAGACCAGATTTAACAGATAAAAATGAAATTAAATTAACCAGCACAACTTATTGTCACCTTAAATCAGCGTTACCTAACTATTTTATTGGTACCTTATTACGTAATGAACCAAGAAATGTTAATATGTTAGAAATTGGACCTGGTTTAGGAAATATTTTAGATTTAGTAAATAAAAAATGTCGTAAGATTGAATGGTATGGTGTTGATGTTAACCTCTTATTTGAACACCCTAATTTATATAAAGGTGATGGTTACACAATACCAGATGAAATTCCTGAATTAGAATATGTTTATAGTATGAACGTTTTTCAACATTTATCGCTTAAACAAAGATTATCTTATTATAACCAAATTTATGATAAATTGAACACTGGTGGGTATTTTCTATTCGGCATGTTTATCGTTGTAGATAAAACTGAAAATCTTATGATAGATGAAGATAAAGGGATTAGATTGTTTGGGGTTAAAGATGAATATGGTAATTATATAACACATTTTTTCAGTCAATTTACAATTGTTGAAAGACAAAATGAAGTTATTGAAACTTTAGAAGCAATTGGATTTGTGGTTGAATTTAAACATATAAACAATAATTACGGGACTTTCATATGTAGAAAACCTTATCTAACGATTGAATAATTATAAAAATTAACTTGGTTAATTAATATAAATTGTGTATCATTGCAATAAATACAAATAATGGCATTAATTAAATTTGAACTTGAAGATAAACACCTAATCTTATTGAAACATTTAGATTGGGAGATAATAAAAGATAGTAATAAACTATCAACAGCCATTACTGATGGTGCTGAAACCCCTTTTGGTGGAATTAACCTTACCGAAGATATTGGTATTATGTTGTTTGGTAAGCCAGAAAATGATTTTGACCCATTGAGCCCATATGGCCCACAATATTCAAATGAACAGAAGTCTGAAATAAAACAAGTGTTTTCCGAATTACCTATGGCATTAGAAGTAGTGTTATTTCTACAAACATTTGAAACTGGCGTTTACAAAAGAAAATGGAACCTTAAAAATTGGAAAAAGATATGAAAATAGATTCAATTTTATTCAATTTAAACGAGGATGATAGCTTAGTCAATTCTGTATATAATGTTTTGGGGTTAATGAAACACCATGTACAACTTGGTGAAGTTAAAATACCTGTGTTTAAAGATGGTGAAACTTGTCCTCATTTCTTAACTAGCGTTAGAGGTAAAAGGGCCTACCTTTTAACATCACCTAACACCCCACTTAAAAGAGAACAACTGATGTTAGCTATTGATGCTCTTAAACGAGCCAGTGCCGCAGAAATAATTCCAATATTACCTTACTTCCCATATGCAAGACAAGATAAACGTGACCAAAGACGTGGACCTATTGGTGCCAGAGTCTTTGCAGAAACACTTGAAGGTAGGGGTGCTACTTCTTTGATTACATTAGATTTACACTCTGACCAAATTGAAGGGTTCTTTAAAATACCAGTAATTCATTTAAGAGGTAAATACCTTTTCTATCACCATATATTTGAAATAAGCGATATGAACACCATTTTATGTTCCCCAGATGCTGGTGGACTTAAACGTGTTAAAAAGATGAGAGACCTTATCTATGACCGTGAAGGACTTAAATTGTCATTTACTTCATTGGATAAAACAAGAGCTAAAGTAAATGATGTTGAAGCTATGGAAGTTTTGGGTGATGTTAGAGGTAAGGATGTGTTGATTATTGATGATATGTGTGATA